ATTGAGCATCAGATTGCAGATGATAGCTGGGTGGAAGTACCTCTTGACTTTACCTTTCCTTTTTATGGAAATAGTTATGTCACTAGCTTTATGTTTAGTAACGGTGTTGTGGGGTTTCTTGACCCTCTTGATGTACCTGGCACTGGCATTGTATATGATGGGTTGTGTTGTCACGGACAGGACCTGGATTCATTCACAGGTGTAAGATTTAATTACACTATAATGCCTTGGAACACAGATTTAATAGACACAGGTGTAGGTAAATTTTATACACAAGGTGATGAGACTTTCCAAAAGTATATGTGGGAAGACTTGTCAGAATACTACCTACCTAATTCAAGAAATACATTTGACCTAACAATATACCCAATGGGTAACATAGATGTAAACTATGAACAGGTGCAAATAAACAATCACGCTGTTACAGTAGCAGTAGTAGGAGATTTAAGTCAAGGTGAGTACGAACAATGGTTCTATAACCACCCAACAAATGGAGCAATCTTTTGGAATAGCCAAGTAGATGACCCAGTAGAGATAGCAAATGGAGAAAGTGTATGCAGTGTAATACCAGACAGTCATATCAGTTGTTTATACTACCCGCAAGTCTATGCTGATAATGTGTACAATCAACAGTGCGACCTTGACCCTTTGTATGATTACGGATGTCCTGGCTGGGATGATGCTTACATAGAAGAATATGTTGAGGAAGATGTGCCAGAAGTTTGGGAAGATGATCAGGAAGATATTGAATCAATATACGTCTTGGAAGAGCCAGAGGTTTTTCAAGTAATAGAAATAGAACCGTTGGATGATTACACTCTAATCGCCACCACACTAGAAGAAGCAATACCAGAGATGGAAGACTTGTTTGAGGAAATAGCACAAGAAGAATTAATAGAAGAAATAGAAGCAGAGTTAGAAGAATTCCTAGAGCCAGAGTTAGAAGAAGAACCTTTAGAAGAACCAATAGAAGAGGAACTTGATGAGCCAGAGCCAGAAGAAGACACCGTACAAGAAGAACAAACAGAAGAAGAGCCAGAACAAGAGGCAGTAGTAGAAGTTGTAGAAGAGCCTAAGCTAGTACAGAAAAAGAAAGAGGCTAGCAAGAAAGAAAAGATGCGTGAGATTATAGGTAACAAGCTAAAGAATCTTGCAGTAGAAATGGGTGAGGCTGCATCATTAGAAGAGCAACAGAAACTACAAAGCCTAATACTTGCACTCTTAAACTTTAATGCTGGATTCAACAGCTACAACACACAACTACTTATTGATGGTGTATTCTATAAAGACAAGGGTATATATTTAGACAAGGACATACCAGACAATCAAAGAGGATTAAGAAACGGACTGGCTAATGAAATACTACATAATAAACTAGTGGACTTACAATGGCAGAAGTAGAATACGGTGGAATAAAAGTAGGAGGCTCGAAAGCTCTTCTTATTATCCCATTACTAGGAACAATCATTGGTGGACTCTGGGGTGGTTTTGAGGTTTATCAAAGGTACTTGTCTATGGAAGAGCGTATCTCTGCATATACAGCACCAGACTTATCAGGTATAGAACAGAACATAGCAGTCATAGAAGAAACATTAGTAAGTGTAAGTGAGTCAGTAGAACAAGCTAAAGACTATACGAGAACAATTAAGAATGATTTAAAGGATGACTTAGCTAGACAAGAAGCACTTATGGAAAGATTAGAAGATAAGGTAAATGCTTCACAAGATGAGATAGATGAAACTATTGATGTTGCTGGAGAGAGGTTTGATGCAAGGAGAGATGCCCTGTATTCAGATACGGATAGAAAGATTAAAGAACTAGAGGATAGGCTTGGTGCTAAATTGCAAAGAGCCTTAGATAACCCATTAGCAAACTAAGGACATTATGGAAGAGAGAGTGGCTCGTATGGAAAAGACATTAGACAAACATAGCTCCCAAATAAGTAAATTATTTAGTAGAGTTGATGACACTAATGCTTGTATACAAAAAATTATGAATACATTAAATCAAATTAGATGGACTTTCTTTGGTGCTTTAGGGTATTATGCAATTTCAGAGATAGGATTATTAGGAGTATTTAAAGTATTATGATAGCGTTTTTAACTAATGTAGCACCGATTGCTTTAGGCTTTGTTGCTAAGTTGTTTGCACTTAAAAGTCAAGCAGCAGCAGAAAACCAAAAGCTAATGATACAGAACTTGCAAGCACGCAATGATTCTATCAACCAAGCAAGAGACAGAGCAGACAAAGAAAGTCCTATGGCTGCCCTTAATCGTAGAGTCATTATATTTGTTATCTTAGCTTTAATTATATTTACTCAGGTAGCACCTGTGTTCTTTAATGTACCAACAGTAATACCTAACACTATAGAAGGATTTAGTTTTTTTGGTATACAGTTTACACCAGACATAGTGGAGTATATAGAAATACAAGCTGGTTCAGTATTGAAGATGGATGAAATCTTTGGCTGGGCTACGATGATAATAGAATTTTATTTTGGTGCACAATTAGCCAAGGGGAAATAATGACATATAGAGAATTAATAAATCAAGTATTAATAAGACTAAGAGAAGACACAGTAGTTTCTGATTGGTCTGGAGCTATTAATGATAGTTCTACAGTAAACGACTATCAAAAAGTTATAGGCTCTTTAATTAATGATGCTAAGAGAAGTATAGAGTCTTACCACGATTGGTTAGTTCTAAGAGAAACGGTTAATGTTTCTACTGTAGCGTCTACAAAGAATTATAATTTATCTTCTGGTCAAGAGTTTAAAGTGTTAGATGTAACAAATAATTCTACTGGCAATACTTTGTCACCGGTGACACAACACTATATAAACAGTATTAAATATCCTACCGACCCTACAGGAGAACCTAGTTACTATGCTTTTAATGGAGCAGATAGTTCTAATAATCTTAAAGTAGATTTATCTCCTATACCTACAGAAGCACAGACAATATCTTTTGATATAGTTAAGTATCAAGACGAATTAACGTCAGCTACTACAAGTATTAAGATACCGTCTAAGCCTGTAATTTTAGGTGCTTATGCTCGTGCAATAGCAGAACGAGGAGAAGACGGAGGAACACAATCTTCTATAGCTGCACAAGAAGCAGCGAGCTCTCTAGCACAGGCAGTTATGTTAGACAGTGGAAACACTCAATATGAAAATGAATGGTTTGTAACTACTAATTACCAATAATGGCTAAGCAATTACAGTATCAGTCCTTAACTAATATAGGACTAAACGGATTAAATACACAGGCTAATCCTGCATCTTTAGATACTTCTTACTTGACTAAAGCAGAGAATGTTGTGATTAGGGAATCAGGTCGTATATCCCTACGCAAAGGTTTCAAACAGAAAGTAGCTCCTAATGCTGTAGCTCCTGATGGAGTAGCTATTAAAAGTATTGTAGAACATACTGATGGAGCAACTAAAAAGATATTTGCTAGTTATGGTACGAGTATATATACTGTAGATTTTACATCACCTGATGCTGCTTTTCCTACAGGCAGTGCAGATACAAAACACACTGTAAGTAGTACAGATGGTGACTGGCAGTTTATAGAGTTTAATAGTAGGATGACTTGTATACACGAGGGTGTAGTGCCACAGAGATATGATGGCTCTTTAGGCTCTGGTTCTAAGTGGGCAGCGTTTGATAATGCACACAGACCAGCTACAGTATCTTCGGGTGAGTTTAAACCTAGTTGTGGTACAGGATTCTATGGTCGTATGTGGGTAGGTGGTGTAGAAGAAGAGAAAGATGTCTTACATTATTCTACTCTTTTAGATGCAGATGATTTTAGAACTACAGCAGTGAATGGTGCATCTAACGGTGGTTCATTTGATTTAAAGAATGTTTGGGGTAAGGATGATATTGTAGCTATTGCTCCCTTCTACGGACAACTTGCAGTATTTGGTAAGAACAACATAGCTATCTATGAGAGTCCGGATGTTATAGGAAGTATGAAACTTAATGAAGTTATACGAGGTGTGGGATGTGTAGCTAGAGATTCAGTACAACACATTGGAGATGATTTAGTATTCTTATCCTCTACTGGTCTCAGGTCATTAGCCCGTACATCTGAAAAAGATAAAGTGCCTCTAACTGATTTATCAGTAAATGTTAAAGATACATTAATTAGAAACATAGGTCAGAGTACAGAAGTTAAGTCAGCTTATATAGAGAACGAAGGAATATATGTAATGTCTTTTACTGCTAGTAACATTACTTATGTCTTTGATTTTAAACATTTAACTCCTAATCAAGCTCCTAGGATAACTACTTGGACTTTTGATTTAGATAGAGAACCTTCTAGTATTACATATACAGATACTTATGGTATGTTAATAGGACAAAAAGATGGAAGCATTGCTACTTATGAAGGATATTATGATTCAGACTTAGCAGCTAATGGTACTACATATAGTTATGCTTCTTATACAGGTGGCTTTGAAACAGTATGGGTAAACCTTGGTGAATCTGTAGGCGCATCATTGCTAAAGAGATTATTTATGGTTATGGAAGGTGGCTCTGGTGCTAACCTAGCATTAAAATGGTATAAAGATTTTAGTGCTACATCATCTAAAACTACTTCTATAACTTTAAATCCTACAACTACAGGAACAACATCTTTATGGGGAGCATCAAGTTCTTTATATGGAGCTCTAAATGCTAGTGGTGCTCACTCTGGTGGTGGACATAATGCTACACTACACTCGGTTGCCTCTACATATAAACCTGTATATGGACTACAAGAATATAGAACTCCGTTGACAGGTTCGGCAAAAAACCTAAAAATATCTATAGACATTCAGAGTAATGGCTATGATGCGTCTTTACAAGACTTAACTTTATTACATAAACAAGGGAAAATAAGATAATGGCAGACTATGCAAAAGTTGTATCTTGGACTGGGAAAGATACTTTAGCAGACTCAGATGCAGCAAAAGTAATATCCGGAGCTGATTTCCACACTGAATTTTCAGCAGTAGAAACAGCAGTAAATACTAAAGCAGACATTAATGGAGATGCCTCAGAAGCATTTAGTGCAACTACTGCTTCAGCAGATACAAACACAACACAAGTAGCAACAACAGCTTATGTTCAGACTGAAATAGGTGCTGGCAAGAATGGACACGGAGATAGAACAGTAAGCACTTCTGCTGCAAGTGGTGGGTCTAACGGAGATATTTGGTATCAAGTAGCGAGTTAATATGACTTTAAAGGTAAACGATTCAGGAACTTGGAAAGAACCTACAAAGCTATCTGTTAAAGATGGTGGCTCTTGGAAAGAAGTTTTAACTGGAAGTGTAAAGGATGGGGGTTCTTGGAAGCCTTTTTATCAAAGGAAATATACTTATACAGTTTCAAGTAATGTTAATAAATTAGATTTAGATACTGTACTTTCTTCTGACAATAAGTTAGGTGATGTAGATGTAGTCATTAAC